CGACCGAACACCACGTGGCCACCGAGCCTCCATCCTGATCCAGCAGCTTCTCGTTTGCCCGAAAAGTTGCCTGTAGTCCATTTATCAGAAGCACCCGAAGTATCGAAGCGCCCCCGAAGACAGACCCCGAAGAACCACCACCAGGAGAAATCCAATGAAGCAAGCCCGCAACATCATCGTAAAGACCTGCCTGACTGCCGACGAGTTTGTCGAGTTCAACGGCGATTGCCAGGCCGAAGGAAAGACCCAAAGCGCGATGTTGCGCGACATCTGGCGAACGATGCGGAATGGTAAGCCCCGCGCGTCGCTTCCCGATAGGCCAGCCATTGGCCAACGCATGGCCATGTTCCCGCCGCGCCGGGCCGCGCGTCCCGAACTGCGCATGCGCAACTGAATATCGAAAGTGAGAGCTCCATGACAGCCCAGTACCAGAAACCCAAGATCACACCTGAATACAAGATCGTGCTCTGTGCGACGCTCCTGCGCTGTGTCCAGCAAGCTATCGAGTCGGCGCCAAAGCCACCAGGCCAGCGCCTGCTCGACGCGAAGTACCTGGCTCAGCGTCACCTCCGTCAAGCAACGGATGAGGCGGGTCAACCATGACGGTCTACGAAACCGCAGGGCCGGACGCATCCGGCCTGTACCTTATCGGCTATCCAACACCAGGCGTCCCGCACGTATTCACCGCGGCCGGCGCCGCTCCCTCCAAGCGCATCGCTGAAGAAGCGTGCAGCGCCCTGAACGAAGCTCAGGTTGCCCATCTGCGAGCCTCCCTAGTTCGCACGGCAAACATGCTGGCTGACGACTTGCGCGGCCTTCGCCGGGGAGTTCGCCTGTGAACTACTACTCCTTCCACCTGGGCGACTACGCGGCCCACACGCGCCACCTGAGCCTGCTTGAGGATCTGGCCTATCGCCGCATGCTCGACCTCTACTACACGACCGAGGCAGCTCTGCCATCTGACCCAGCGAAGGTTGCGCGTCTGATCGGCATGCGAGACCACATGCAGGAAGTTACCGATGTGCTGTCTGAATTCTTTGTGAAATCAGATGCGGGTCATGCCAGCAGCCGTTGCGAGCGCGAAATCGAGACGTACAAGGCGAAAGCCGATCGTGCGAAATCCGCCAACAAGGCACGTTGGACTCCTAAAGATGACAAAGCTGTATCTGATCCTGTTCTGAAATCAGATACGAAATCAGATCTGAAATCAGAAAGCGTTCAGATCCCAACCAAGAACCAAGAACCAATAACCAAAGAACTTCCCCCCATACCCCCCGAGGGGGGCAACCCGGTCGAGCAGAAACGGAAAGCTGCCGTCTCGCTTCGCTCGTTCCTGGACGACTGCCGTTCGTCCGGCACCACCCCGATCCCTGACGGCCATCCGGTGTTCGCCTATGCCGACAAGGTGGCCCTGCCCCGCGACTTCCTGGCCCTGCAGTGGGTCGAGTTCAAGGACCGCTACCAGCTGCCGGACGCCAAGCGGTACAAGGACTGGCGCACCGTGTTCCTGAAGTCGGTCAAAGGCAACTGGTTCAAGCTCTGGTTCGTCGGCGCCGATGGGCAGTACGCCCTGACGACCGTTGGCCAGCAGGCGCAACGCAGCCACAAGGAGGCCGCATGATCGAGCAATTCAACCTGCAGGCCGAGCAGGCTGTGCTGGGCGCGCTCCTGGCCGACAACGACGCCTTCGACCGCATCCCCGAGCTGGACGCCGCCCACTTCTACCGGGGCGACCACCGCACCGTGTTCGGTGAAATCAGCGCCCAACTGGCCGCCGGCAAGCGTGTCGACGCGGTGACCCTGGCCGAGCGCCTGGACCGCGACCTGCTGCCATACCTGGCGAGCCTGCACGGCTCGACGCCAAGCGCGGGGAAAATCGAGTACCACGCCCGGATCGTGGTCGAGAAGGCGACGAAGCGCGCCCTGTCGGCGCTGTCGGTCGATCTGGCCAGCGACGCCGAATCAGGCAAGGACAGCACGGAGTGCATCGCCGATGCCGCCGCCAAGCTCGACGCCCTGGCCCAGCGCAAGACCACCAGCGACCCGCGCCGCCTCGACGCCACCCTGGACCAGTACCTGACCCTGCTGCAGGACCGCATGGAAGGCAAGGTGCGCCCTATCCCGACCGGCTTCGCGCACCTGGACGACATGCTCGACGGCGGCCTAGAGCGCGGAACTCTGACCGTCATCGCCGGCCGTCCCGGAACCGGTAAGACCGCCGCGGGCCTGGGCATCTGCCGCAACGTGGCGCGCGATCACTCGTCGCTGTTCCTGTCCATGGAAATGTCGGTCAACCAGGTCAACGACCGGAATATCTCGGCCCTGGCCCAGGTGGACATGAGCTGGCTGCGCCGTCCGGGCGAGACCCGCGGCGACACCGAGAAGTGGGATGCCGTGATTACGGCCTCGACGCACTCGCGCAACCTGAACCTGTTCATCGACGACCAGACCGCCCTGACCATCCCGGAGATTCGCGCCAAGGCTCGCAAGATCAAGCGCACCCACGGCTGCGACATCATCTGCATCGACCAGCTGTCGTTCATCACTGGCGCTAAGTCGGACAAGCTGCACGAAGCAATGGGCGAGTACACCCGCGGCCTGATCGCCCTGGGCAAGGAGTTGGACGCCGCCGTGATCCTGCTGGCCCAGCTGAACCGCGAGTGCGAGAAGCGCGCCGACAAGCGGCCGATCATGTCCGACCTGGGCGTGTCCGGCTACATCGAGCAGGACGCCGCCAACATCATCTTCCTGTACCGCGACGAGCTCTGGAACCCGGAGACCGAAGACAAAGGCATCTGCGAGTGGATCGGCGCCAAGCAGCGTCAAGGCCACCCTGGCGTCGTCGGCATGCGCTACGTCGGCGCGCAGACCAGGTTCGAGACCCTGCCCTACCGCTGGTTCCGCCGTCCGCCGGCGCCGGTACGCCTGGCATCGAAAGGAGGCTTCAATTGACCCGCGCCCACGAACCCTGCGCCATGTGCGCCCGCTTCACCACGAAGGGCCACGACCAGCAGGCCGCCCACGGCCTCGGCTGGTGCGTCGGCTACGAGGTCTACGTCCGCGCCGACTCGCCGCCGACCGTGCTGTTCAAGCCGGCGCCGCGCGGGCAGATCGGCGAGAGGCAGGCGTATTTGGCGCAGCACACCAAGGAAATGGCATGACCGCCTACTACAACGAAATCGAACCATATGCGGCCGAGTGGCTGCGCAACCTGATCGCGGCCGGCCACATCGCCCCCGGCGTGGTCGACACCAGGAGCATCGAAGATGTACACCCCGCCGACCTCAAGGACTTCACCCAGTGCCACTTCTTCGCTGGCGTCGGCGTATGGTCCCTGGCACTTCGCCGCGCCGGCTGGTCAGACGATCGACCTGTTTGGACCGGTTCCTGTCCTTGCCAACCTTTCAGCGCGGCAGGCCAAGGCGCTGGGTTCACTGACGAGCGGCACCTATGGCCGGCATTCCACCACCTCATCCGCCAGCGCCGCCCTGCAGTCGTCCTTGGAGAGCAGGTTGCGAGTAAAGACGTCGAGCCTTGGATCGACCTTGTACAAGATGACATGGAAGGCGTGGGATACCGGTTCGGGGCGATCCCGTTCCCGTCTGCGGGCGTCGGTGCTCCGCATATCCGCGACCGGCTCTACTGGGTGGCCGACGCCCAGCTGCAGCAACGATCGGGCCGGCAACGAGCAATCGGCGATGAGCATGACGCGTGCGGACGGCAGCAAGGTGCAGCAACGCCTGCAGGATTTTGCGATGCTGACTGGTTGGCCAACGCCGATGGCCGGCACGCCAGCGCAGAACGGCAACAACGCAGCGGGGAACAACGACAGCAGCCGGAAGACGGTGGACGCGGTTTCGTGGCACCTGGCAGGCTGGCCGACGCCACTGGCGAAGGATGGCGGCACGGGCGGCAGCTTATCGGAAGCGATGATGTCGGCGACCGGCGAGCGGCGCCCGAGCGGAGCATCCGTGGGGAAGGTGCTGAAGGACTTCGCTCTCCTGGCGACGCCGGCCCGATTAACGGCTACTGGCGCGATGCGGACTGGCTCGGATGCAGGGATGGAAAGTGGCGGCCAGTTGAACCCGGCACATTCCCGCTGGCTCATGGGGTTACCAGCCGAGTGGGACGCCTGCGCGCCTACGGCAACGCGATCAACGC